GCTCTAGTTGTTTCTGCATTTGTTACAGCAGAGTCCCAAGAAAAAACAGCACTGTCATGTATTAAACAAATTGCTTTGTCGCCAAAGTTATCTAGTGACCACATACCTGGTTCTAATACTAAGTCACCAGATGCAGCCTCACCCCATGCCACAAAATTTGTTGTGCTTGTAACTGTTGCTCCACCACTATGTGCTGCAGCAGTTGTACCTCTTACACCTCTTGTTACACCAGTAAGTTCACTACCTGATATACCCGTGTAAGATATTTCTTCGTTATCTATTTTTATAAAGTTCGTACCTGAGCTAGGAAACTGTGATACATCTCCTAATATAATTCCTGTTGTTACAGAATCAGTAATACCATTTGTTAATGTTGTAGTTGGCTCTCCTGCTACTTCACCACCCCAAGATCCTAATGACCAACCAAAACCTTTTGCCTGCACTGCTGGTCCTACAGGATAATAGTGTTGCACTCTAATACCACCAGATGTTGTTGCACCAGATCCAGATTCGTTTGATGGCATTGTAATTGTAATAGTTGTGCTTGATGGCACTGTTGTTACCATAAATTTTTTATCGTCAAAATCAGAGGCTGCAAAATTAGAATTAGTTATTGAAGAAAAATTATCTAATAAAATTATATCTTGTGCAGATATACCATGATCTCCACTAAAAGTTATTGTAACAGTTGTTGATCCGTTGGTTGTGGTAAATGCACTTGTTAACGTGTTTGTAGATTTTATTGGGTGTATGTCATAAAATACACCACCTGAGTATGCATATAAAATTCTATTTGTTCCAATGATTGCGTATTTTCTAGCTTTACTATTTACAAAATGATGAAGACCTCTGCCTGCACCTGTAAGTGCATCGTCCCCTAGTTGTTTCCAACCACCTATTTTTTCAGGTATTCCATACCTAAAACGAACATTATCACAGTCTATCCACTGTCCCTCTGCTCCTGTAGCTGAAAGTTGTTTATTTATACCAGGCTGAAAACCTATTTTTTGTAGCATACGACCTCATTATATTACGCCTTCGCAAAGGATGGAAGACCTAACATTGGCCTTTTGTCGAACCTATTTTTATCAGCAAAAGGACCATTCACATGGTTGTAATGAAGGAATACTTGTCCACAAACTTCTCCTTCAAAAGGCTCTCTCCAATGCTCTAATTCGCATCCACTATATACTAGCATATCTCCCACTTCAAGCAAGACTTTGGTGCCTTTGGGTGCATTGGGCTTATGTATGTTTTTATACTCGTCTATGACGCTATTAGACCCCGTACCGTCGATAAATATAGGCCATGGATCTCCACCTAGATTAATAGTGGTGGATATCTCACAAGAAGGTCTATCTTTGTGTCTTTTTAATATATCACCATTTTTGTATAATCTAGCGTAAGAATAGGTAGGTATTAATTGTAATCCTGTTTCTTTTTGCATTTTAGGTAAAACCTTCATCATTAAAGTTTCCATTACCATGTCTGCGTAATGTGAATATGTATTAGGCACTTGTTGATCTGACCAAGTTCCATACATTCCTGTGTCGTAAATTATATTGTTTTTATACATAAAATCTACGGCATCTCTTTTAAGCAAAAAATAATTAAATATAAAATTAGCCAACTCGTATGATACTGCTCCTTTTATTACTTGATATTTAAACATTAAAACCTTTCTGTATAAAATTAAAACTTACAGATATTCTTATATCATCTGATTTATTTGTTTCAACATTGTGCCAAAGCCAAGATGGAAACATAATAACCCTACCGGTTATCGGCTCTAAATGTATTTCTCTCCATAAATGTTTTGGTGGACGACCTTCTTTTCTTGTTGGCATGACCATGTGTGCTCCTGATCTAGGTTCACTACAAACTAAAGAACCAGAATTTTTAGGTGCTTTAATATAATACACACCACTAAAATGACTGTTTGGATGTATGTGTGGTCTATTAGATGCACCTGGAGGATTTATATTTGCCCACATATTACCTAATAATGGTTCACTATTTAACCACTCCTCATTAAAAATTTCAAACTGCATTTTAAATAGTTCATCCATTAAAGGTTTAAAAATAGGAATCTTATGCATGTCGGTTGTGCTATGCCAACCATTCATATTTGTTCTTAAAACCCCTTTGTCTTTTTGAGACCAAGCTATAACTTCTCTTGTAAATAATTCATTATCTAAATGAAGATCTTTTGCGTATATAGTTGTTGGAAAAAATTGTTCTTTTATCATTTAAACGGTGTTCCTCCAAACCACATTACTAAAGATTTTCTATTCCCTCTTATAACGGGTAAAACTCTATGTCTAATAAACGAGGCAAAAAATATTGCATGACCTTGTTTTAAACATGCTCTTTGTCCTTCTTTCACCAGTTCTAAATCACCGCCTTCAAATTCATTTTCTGGTGATAACAAACACGTCATAGATATTTTTCTAACTGGAGGTTCGTGTTGAAAGTTTACATCATTATCCACATGCCATTCATAAAAACCTCCCTCTGGGTATTCCGTGTATTGTGCCATTTCTGTTATTTGCATACCATCAAAACCAAAATGATTACTATTAGTAGCTTTCATAATTTTTTCTATTTCTTTATACATCTCTGACATTTTTTTAAACGGTATCCAACTTATGTGTGAAGTTCTTGTTTTAGTATCTATCACGCCACCTTTTATACCTTTATCAGATCCAACTGATGCATTAGTTTTAGGTTCTGACCTACCGGCATTAATTATCATTTGACATTGTTCAGGTGAAAATAATGGTCTTGTCGTTTCTACAATATAAGATTTCCATCGTGGTTCTGTTATCATGCAGCACCTCTATTTTTTATTGGATCAAATTTAACATCACAATTTGCAGCTAAAGTTCTTCTTGTTTCATTAGTGCTATTAAAAGGATAAACCACATGTCTCATATCATATGGAAAAATATAAAAATCTCTAAGGTTCATGGGTGGTTGATAATCTATTTTTGCAAATTGACCATTAGCTGCACCTAATATTTGTAATTGACCGTTCTGCGGTGTATCTGATGCAGAATATTCTCTACCATATGTTGATGGTAATTTTAAAATCATAACACTTGATAGACCAGTAAATAACATACCTCTATGAACATGAGCAGGATTGTATTCATGTTGTTTCATTTCATTAACCCAAATAGAATTAAGGTGCATTTCATAATCTTTTATTTTGTTAAAAGATAAATAATGTTCAAACATTTTTATAAAATAAGTTGTTACTATTGTTGGTAATTTATTATGGTTTTTCATTTTTGTTTGATCTGCACCACGATAAAACAAAGAGTGTTCATCCTCTATTTTACCAACTAATTGTTCATTAGCTTTATGTAAATTATTTTTATTAACATCATAAATATGATTAATAATATGAAAAATATCAAGAGGCACTTGATATTTTAAAATAGACTGTCCTAAAAATACAAAATCAAAATTTAACGTGTTCATATTTTTCTTTAATTGTTTTAGGTATTTTATTTATATAAGGATTATATTTTTTACTTATATCTTTTCTAATTGTATGCATATTATTTCCTACTATTTTATCATCATACCCTATACCATTTATATTAACTTGTTTTAAATCTTTAAAATTATGATTGTAATATGGCTCACCTATAAAAGCATATATTTTTTTAAACTCTTCTTCAGGTTGTGATACTAAATCATCGTATTTAACATAGTGACATAAACCAGGATAATTATAAGAATTTTTTATAGCCTCTAAATTTTTAGCTATAGCTCCATCTTTACGCATTAATTTATTTAATTTTTCTTCATCATTTTTTAAATTAAATCTATTAATAAATGAGTCAGGATTTTCTATGTACCACTGCATATAACTACTTAACACATCCATTAAATCTCTAAGCAATACAATACATTTAAAAGTGCCTTTAAAATGTTGTTGCATTAAATTAAAATTACTCACAGTCAACACAGGGCCTCTATCTATAATTATTCTTTGTGGCCAATCTTTGTAGTAAAAATCATAAACAACATCCATGACATTATTTAATGATTTGTGATCTGGAAAGTTTTGAAACACATCTGTTCTTTTTAATAAAAACAAATCTTTCATTATTTCTAATGTTATGGAGTTAGCTGTTGCTGCTATCTCAGGATTTTGATTCATCACAGATGCAAACAAAGTATTTCCGGACCTTGGCATTGCAATCAAAAAAAATAATTTTCTATTTCTCTTTTGCTCCGAGATCATTGGTAATTTGTTCTTTCTTCTCTGTGTTATTTTCTAGTTCTCCACTAGCTTTGATTCTTTCTAAAGATTTTAATTGTCCTATAATATTAAACACCTCTGATTCCGGTGTGGCATTATTTAAAGATTTTGCTTTATCTGAATACATTTTAGTATAAGACTCTAATTGATGTTGATTAACATCCTTGTCATTAAAAGATCCATCGTTAAATTCTTTCTTTAACTTAGACCACATTTTAATTTCACGCATTCTGTGTTTTGCAACTTTTTCCATAGATGCTTTACCAAATCTAGCTTGATCTAAATCTATTTTATATTTAGTGGCTTTATACTCATCCTCTTCTTTTTCTACTTTGCCTTCTAACCATTTTATCTTTGCTTCATTTCTTCTATATTCGAATGATAGATGCATAAGATTATCTAGATAACTAGACTGTTCTCTTACACACTGCCAATACTTTGCAGCTTTAGTTGGGTATCTATTATCTTGTAACACAGAAAATCTTGCTTCTGTTTCTGTTCGAAACATTTGTTTCTTGGTCCATGTGTCACGAAGCTCATCTACCATACCTTTAAACGAAGACAAATCTTCTTGTGTTAATAAATTATTTAAATGAGGTTCTTCACCTTTTATTACTTCTCTTACATCTTTTTTCATATCTTTATATCCTTCTTATCTTTCTTATACACTTTCTATAAACTATATCAAGTATTAAGAAGTGGTGAATGTTACTGTGCTAGATGAAGGTGCATTCCATTCTGAAGTAGTCGCTACTCCAGAACCACTTACATTACCCCCAAAGGCTGCACCTGCTGGATAACTTCCAGCTGCACCTCTACCGTAAGCATTATCTAACATATTATTTTCTTCTGACCAAGATGATCCATTCCATCTTTCAGTTTTTAATCCAGCATTACCAGGTGTTGGATAACCTCCAATTATTATTGCTTCAGTAGATGTCCCATAACCACTTGTTTGAGTTCTTGCAGTATTTAAATTTGAAACCTCTGTCCATGAACTTCCGTTCCATGTTTCAGCATCATTTTGAGTAGTATCAGCAGGACTACCACCATTTCCACCAGCTGCTATTGCAGCAGTTTGTGTTGCTCCAGCACCTCCAAGAAATCTTCTTGCTAAATTTAAATCTCCAACTTCTGTCCAACTACTACCATTCCACGATTCACAAACACCTACGTTACCAGGTGATCCTAAACCTCCACCAAAACCTAATGTTGCAGTATAAGGAGCAGAATTTGTCGCATGAGGCCCTTGTCTCGCTGTATTTAAATCATTTACTTCAGTCCAACTACTACCATTCCACGATTCTGTTGTCGCTGACATACCAGTTGATCCTGTTGAAGTATCTCCACCAAAAGTTAAAACTTCTGTATTATTTTGTCCTGAAGCAGCATTTTGTCTTCTTGTAGTATTAATATCACTAACTTCTGTCCAACTTGTTCCATCATATTTTTCTACATTAGATATGTTAGCACCACCTGGTGCGTTCGTACCAGCAACACTTATTGCAGCTGTTTGTGTACCTGCACCAGCTCCCGAGTCTGATCTTGCAGTATTTAAATTACCCCCAGTTGCCCAAGCTCCTGCAGGACTTACTTTTAATCCTTTTATAACTTTAGTCGTAGTGTTGTACCACATCTGTCCATTTGCAGGACTTGGTGGATCCGATGATACTTTTCTAATTCCTATTCCTATAATGTCTTTATAACTTGCCATAATTAATCTGTGCTTATTGTTTTAGTTAATACCGCACCAACTAAAACAATAA